TTCTTTTAATCTCCGCAGCTTTTGCAGCAGGGTTTCTTGAACCAGCCAAATAAACTTTGTTGATGCCAGTTTTTTTATCTTTAGGCTGCCTTCTTAGCTTTCGCATCTTTCTTTGGTTTTGTGGTCTGCTTTGCTTTTTTTGCTTCAGACAATCTTTCGGCTAGTGATTTTGCCATTACTTTTTACCACCTTTTTTCTTTTTCTTTTTTGTTGTGGGTTTCATTGAACCATAATGTCCGGGCATGATTTACAAAGCAACTACATATATCATATCTTTTATTTTGTTTTCCGTCTTGTTTTTTGTTTTTTCTTACCAGCTTTTGACAAAGCAATAGCAACCGCTCGGGTTCTTGAATAACCTTCTTGTATTAGTTGCCTTATATTGCTTGTAATTGTCTTTGGTTGTCTCCCTTTTTTAAGTGGCATTTGGATATTTTTTTATTAACTCCTTTAATGGTAGCTCTGTTCCATCATCTTTTATTATCAAACGCAAAGCCTCTCTTGGACTTTTTCTTTTTTTATCAATCAGATAATTAAAAAATCTTTTTTTATTACCAAGGGCATCTGTTTGTATTGATGGATTATCTTTTAACCAAGTTGCATAATTCATACCTTGTGGCACTCTGCCAGTAGCACTTGGACGAGTATCAGGAAATCGTTTGCGCAAATCTTCGTCATCTATTATTGGAACAGTAGTTGACCTACAGTTAAAATGTTGTGGTGGCATAGGTCCTTCTCCATATTTAAAAATTCTGCCATCTAAACTTCCACAGATCGCACTTGTTCTTGCATCTAAAGTTGCTACATATTCATATCTTTGCGTGACTTCTTGGTTGGCTGCATATGTTTCTTGATTAACAGAATTTTGTACTTGATTAACAGAAGTTCGTACAATAGTCATTACTTGGTTGTTTGCTAACTTCATGCCATCACCACCAGCAAGTCTTTGTGCTTTTGCTGTCATGTCTTGGTTTGCTCCAAACTGTAATCTGCCACGCAATCTTTTTGCAATTTTTGGTATAGATTCGCCTTCTGTTATACCAATGCGTATCTGACTTGAAATTAATTCTGCTTGCTTTGTAGATATTCCACGAAAAGCTTTTTCTGCTACTTGACCGCTTGGTAAAGTAATCGCAGAACCTTTGGCTGCAGTAAGGTTAAATGTTCTCTGCACAGTAGATTCTAAATCAGTTGGTAATGTTAATATGTTTACTTCTGTTGGATCAGTAAAAACAATACTACGAGCAAAGTCTGGTGATATTTGTACAGAGTTTACTCCGACAGTTCCTTTTGGTAATACCCTTTCAAGTTGATCTTTTACAAATTCTGTTTGAAATACAGCAAGACCTTGTAGTTCGTCTGCCAAATAAACTGCACTAGAGTTAGACCAACTTTCAAGACTTTCTTTCATCTGAACCAACATAGCTCTGATTCTTGCGACAGTAGTTGGTGCTGTTACTTCATCTATGGTGGCTAATTTATTTGTTAAATCTAAAATTACATTGTTGTAATTCGTAACAATCTGTCTAGCAACTTGGTTGCTGTAGCGGTTTAAGTCAATCGCCTCTCTGTAAAAAGTCTCAGGTGTTGACATAGATTACTCTTCATCTTGCTCTGGTTCGTCTGGTTCTGCTTCTTGCTTTGGCTGTGCCATTTCAACCATGCCACCAGTTTGTGTTGCTTCAATTTCTTCTTCAACATCAAATTCATCACCAAGAACCTCACCCTCAGTAAGTTGGTCAAGAAGAGTTTTCTGTGTAATAGAACCAGAAGTGTAAAGTGTAAGTAATGCTTGTATTTCTTGTGGCTCTAATCTTTGTGATAGGAAGTCTCTGTTTACAAAACAACTTCCAGCTTCAGAATTTATATATTGACCATGAAACATTAAACAGTTATCAATCATGTCTTGCATCTGTTGAGCTACAACCATCATTGTTGAATCGCCTTGCGACCTATCTATTCGTTTTGCTTCTGCTGTTTCTGCAGATAACTTTTGACCAAGTACTGCTGCAAGACCTAATTCATTAATTTGACTTTCTAATCGGTCTAATCTACGAAACTGTGCATCATAACTCTTACCATCTGGTTCAATATATTCAGCACGACCATCTGCTGGAAAAGCAATAGCTTCGCCGGGTCCAGCCGAGACCTCTTCAGCATTTTGTGGAAAGCCATAAAAGGCCAACATAGGTACAGCAGAAATATGTAGTTGGTTATCAAGATCAGATTGTATTTGATAAGCTTTTAAATTTAGTTCTGCTATATCTGCCATTGGTGGTCTTGAGTCAAGTAAGTTTACTCTGTTGGAATAAGCGACAGAAAAAGGTATTTTTTCTACTGGCATTGTTCCTTCATCTACTTTTACAAACTTACCTGTCTTTGCTTTTCTGTGGATTTCAAAATTGCCGGGTGTAAGCAAACGAACTTGCTCTACTATCTTTTCGCCATAAAGACCATCTGGCTCAGATACTTTTTCTTGTAGTCTTAATTGTGTAAACTGCATTTCGCCATTTATCATTTCTGTACGAAAACCTAAAATATCTCTTGGTGTGTAAGTAACCCAATATGGTCTGCCATTAGAACCAGTTGCTGGCGCATCTACTAAAACACCAACATGACCATAACGAATCATTTTTCTAGCTGTCTCATATGTCCAAACATTGAGATCATTACCTTGTAAATCTACGTTGAACAGTTGTTCTCTTATTGCATCTCCTGTCTCGTTTAGTCTTACTGGCTTACGAGTTAACATACCAGCCAACATTCTTTCTAACCTAAGAAAATAAGGTGGACAAACAGAACGAGCCAATCTGTTGTCATAACTTTCATCAAGTTCTCTTGGTTCTTGCATAAGATATTTTCTATGCTTTGACCTCATTTGATATGTACCACCTAGTAAATCTTCTATTAATATCCAATGGGGTTCTTGCTGAAACCATGTATTATTAGGGTCATTTATTTCTGTACCTCTACTACCGGCTGTCTGTCTGTTGTAATGACTATATCCAGAATACACAGTTTTGCTCCAATGTTTGTTTATAGTTTAGACAATAATCTTAATA